TGGACGCAATCAGATGCGCACTGCCACCCTGGTACACCCCAACCTCGGCAGCGTCCCCGGCTAATTGACGCGTCGATTCCGCAAGTTCCCGAATCACATCTAATTTGTAATCGGAAAGCAAAGAATTGGGTTTCATGGGGGCGATGGTAACAGTGGTGCCCGCAAATAAAAAGCCGGTCAGGGCCTATTCCCTGACCGGCAGTCACCTTCAGATTTGATCCCGAAATACTATTTTAGTATTGGAACAGCATGGTTTCCAGCGGGCGGTAGCAAACAACGCCCGTGAACTGTCCATACGCCGCATTCTGGAACGTGAAATTGTCCAGAGAGTTGGCGAGCGTGGACGTGTAATCAACCGGGATATCCATGCGCAGCGATTCTTCGTCGTAGTTGAGTAACGCGTAAACCTGCTTGCCCGTACCGACGTTGATCACACTGGAGTTGTAGGCCGCATCCCCGTAAGCGCAGGGCAGAATCTTGAAATCCTTGCGCTTGGTCATCACCTGGAAAGTTTCTTCCAGGAGCGACAGGGTAGAGCGGATCGGGAAATCCGAGCTAGCCGGCGAGGCCAAGCCCAGGTAATCCGATTCCGGCAGAATGAAATGTGTGGGCCACGCGGTGCGGTTACAGTTAGCGCGGTACACGTTCAGAACGCTGGCGCAGAACGTTTTGAGGTTCGAAACCGACAACTGGCTGATCGGAGCCGTGATGAGCGACGTGTTGATCGTGACGCCAGTGGACGCGCCTTGCTGGAAAAGTCCCAGCGAGGACGTGTCGCCCTGCAAGCCCAGGAACGCCACTTTCTGGATACCCAGATCCCAGTTTTTCTTACGGGCGTGCTCTTTCGCCGTTACCAAGTCCCAGTTACCGGACTTCGCCGCGAATTCCAGATCAAAGAGCGACCAGCCAATGCCTTTCGCCCAATTCTGGACTTTCACCGGAATCGAATCAACCGCCGCATCCGCATTCGCGAGCCGGGCACTGTTGCCGCCGGTATTGAGGATACCGGTCGCAAAGTCATCGGCCATCGCAAACGAGCGATAGGTCACCAGGTTAGTAGACCAAGCGCCTTCGCCAACGCGAACAGGCACGTAATCAGCCGGAGCAATTTCAAAAAACTTTTGCTCGGTGATTTTCTTCATGATGGTGGTCAGGGTAGTGATGTTTATCTCATACCCCAACGCATTCACCATGCGTTGATTGATGTCAGCAACGCGCTGTTCGCGCGGTGTCAGGCGAATTTCTTCACCCTTAGAGTTGGTCAATTTCATTTCTCGTTTCCCCTTTTAGAAATGTCGTTGAATGTTAGGCCGTGGCGAAAGTCGGGCAAGTGAGCTGAACTCGGATCAGCTGTCCCGCCGCCGTGGCACCGTCGTAAGCCCAGCCAACCACCGTGGCGCTGTTGCCAGTCGCCTGCACACCGCCGGGGCTAGAGACATCGAGGCAAACACGCGCGCCGCGAGTGATGGCACCCGTCGCGTACAGGTAAATCACGTTGCCATCTTGCGCGAGTTCGTAACGGCTAGAAACGCCAACCGTGCCCGGCGCGCCGTAGCTCTGGTTTTTGATGTCAAACACGATGAATCCCATGCAGACATCATTGCTGGCAGAGCAAGCAACCATCGACGGCACACCGCCATTGACCGGCGAGGCCGCGAATTTCATCGCCTGACCAGCATAGACCGAGGTGGCCTGGGTAGAATCAACCGCACACTCTTTGGTGTTGTAGTTGAAACGCTGATCCAGCATTCCCAGGAACGGACCTTCGGTGAAGCTGTTGGGGCTGATCACGCTGGGATTCAGCGTGGCAACCGTCAAAGCCGCAGAGGTAGCGGTGGCCGCCAGGGTATCCGTCACCACCATATGGTAGTAGTACGTGGTTCCCGGAATCAGGCTAGCATCGCTCAGAGACAGCGACGTTTGGCCCGTGACCACGTTACCGAGCGAACCGCCCGCAACCGACCGATACCATTGATAGGTGTACGGGGCCGATCCCATCGTAGCGGCGGCACTGGACGCCGTTTCGGTGGTCTGGGTTACCGTTCCTTGAGTTAAAGCACCAGCTGTAAGAGACATTTGTTTTCCCCCTTATAGTTTGAAAAGTTTAGTTAGAGCCGTAGCGCGATTTGCCCCGGTTCAGGCGATCAGTAGCCAGATCCGGCGTGCGCTCTTCAGCAATCGGTTTGAAATGGGCGTTGGCGATAGATTCAAAGAGGGCGTTAGACTTTTTATCTTCCTCTTCTTTTTTCTTTTTCTCTTCTTCGTCCTCAGCGTTTTCGGCCTTTTCCTCTTTCTTTTCTTCTTTGGCCTCAGCGCTTTCGTTTTCTTTTTTCGGCTCCTCTTTTTCCTCTTTTTTGGGCTCTTCGGCGTTTTCCTTTTTCTTGGCCTCTTCCTCTAGAGCCGCTTTCTCAGCGTTTTTCTTTTCCTCTTCCTCTTTCATCGCCATCATCGTGTTGTAGCAATCCTTCATATCTTTCACGTTGACGCGATTGCCGTTCATTTCCACGTAATCATCATCGTTGGCCATCTTGGGCAGCGGCATCTTGAGCGTGTACTCATCCATCTCATTAACAAGCTGGGTGATGCTCAGTTCGCGCTTGCTTTTCGGCAGTTGAACTACGGTGTTTTCCAGTTCAGCCGAATTATCGACTTTGGTTTTCTTGAAAAAAGAAAGCACTGGTTTTTCTCCTGTGTCTTCGGTGTCCGCAGAGTTGGCTACCTTTGCCAGCTCCAATTCCTTTTTGGCGACGTATTCCTGAAACTGTACGGGGGTGAGGATGATCGATTGCTCGTAACGCGGGTTTTGCACAATCGCGAGGTGATCGTACTCACCGCGCAAGACTTCTGCCTGATAATCGATGCCGTGATTCATTCCGGCGGGGCCGCGCTCTTTAATCACGTAGGAGTTGGAAAGGGACCACCCCATATTGATCGCTTGGTGGCCCTTGTCGCTTGTGACAATAAACTTTACCCAGGTTTTCCCATCGCAAGGCAGATAGAAAGATTCCACCACGTAGCCATCAGCGTCTTGCTCTAGCGTTTCTAGATTCACCTCATCGCGGTGATCTACAAACACCGGCTTACCGGCAAACGATGCATTCATGTTTTTGATTGCCTCTTCGCCGATATAGATGCGGTACGGTTCGCGGCCCGGTTCGCGGTATTCCGCGCAACCGGGGAAAAAATGCATGCCGTAGAAAACCTGAGGGAGTGTTTTCATGCTTGCCCTCGTTTTTTTAGTTCCTGGTAATCACGCACGCATTTGCTGCAAGTGGCCGATGATGGATCTTTCCATTGGGTGGAATCATCCATCAGAGATTCTTCCCTTACTCGTCCACAAAGAGATTTAAGGTTGGACTCCGAAACATCCACGATATGCAAAAGACGGCTACCAGATTGCATATAGGCCGCCCCAAACAGGGGAACAGCTTTATATAGAGAGTTGGTGATAGCGGATGATCCGTATCGCACCAATCCCAACTCTGCCTTGTCCTTGGACAGCATCATTTAGCGGGAAACCCTCTTATCTATTTCTTTCTTTGCGGCAGCCACTGCACTTTGAGCGGTTCTATATTCACCACTAATTTCTAAAATCTCGCCGCCACCACTAATCTGCGCTGTGTATATTTCGGTTTCGTTACCAAAATCCTCGCAATAAACTGTTATGGTGTGGCCTTTGTAGTTTGGCTGCGGGATGGTTACCTCTTTGCCGTTGTTGATCTTAGAGCCGTAGCGCGACTTGCCCAACGCTACTTTGTCCTTGGACAAGAGCATTAGGCTTTTTCCACCCGAACGGTTCCCATGATGTAGGGAGATACCTTTACCCGATCACCCTTTTTCCATCGGCCTGCGCTGTCACCCCATGTGAACCCAGTGTCTAGGGTGTATTCATCCATTCCGCCGCTTGTGGTGACTTTAACGATTATGCCAACAACCGGTTGCTTGATGGATTGGGCGTTCTTCACGCTCTTTTCACACAGCTCACCGAGAATCGCTTCTAGCGCCATCATATTTGGGGTTCACCAAGTCGAAATCCGGATCACCGGTGTAACTTTTTCCATCCGGTTTCCAGAACATTAGGAAAAGAATGCCGCTCTTTTCGCCAACGACTACGCCACGAAGAATCCAGGAATTTGTTCCAATTGATTTGATTTGGGCTATGACAGCATCGTAACCGCATTTAGTCTGGTAGCGGCCGATGTTGAACACAGTGATTATCTTGGCAGACTATTTAATTTTCCACAATTGCAGATTGACAATAAACTCAGTCACTTGCTCGGCAATTTTTGCCGACCGCCTTGGGAAATAGTGACGCCGGAATAGCAACCTTAAGCCATTGCTCGGGATAATGCGGATCGGTTACCACCACCGTCGTCATCGCTTTTCTGCCATCATCTTTGCAGAATAAATCCTCAAGAGTGTTGAGCGGTACATAAAAGACCAAATCAGCTTTTGTGGTTTCCATTAGAAACGAACAACTGGAATAGCGGTGCAACGGCAGTTGAAATCTTGTCCTGGGTTGTTGCGCCGCTCTGGCTCACCGGGTTCCGTCGTCACGGGCGGATCATCAAACCGAAATATTTTACCACGGGTGGACATATCGTTGAGTGCTTTATGGCGCGGACGCGTAGGGTGGAGCGCCGTTCCAACCACGCTTTTCCATCGGTACTCATAAACGCCAGCCGAGGCGTAGCGAGCCTCTTTGTATGAAGCGAGTAGTAGGTTAGTTTCCTGGCGCGCTAGAAACTTGGCTTTACGAGCGGACACTCCATAAGAATCCTGGATGGTCTTGATCAAGTCCTCGTAACGGTTCCCCTTAAAAGTACTGCGGCTGATCTTGTCCCTGAGGTTAGTAGTTTCTTTGCGGGTGAAATCCCGAATGGGGATTTTGAGGCTATCTGAGTATTGCTCGGCAATCTTACGACGCTCTGCCTCACTGAGGGTGGCTTTCACTGAAAGGCTTTTCAGTGTCTTATTCACGTCCTTTTCGTAACTGAAAAGGGTGGAATCAAACATATCGGCTAGCGGCATTTTATCTGCTAGTTCATCCGGCTGAATCTGGAACAGTTTCTTATCGATGCGATCTAAAACGCTTTGGAAACGGGTTTCACTGGCGCGGATAGCGGTTTGCACATCCATCGGTAGCTTACTCAAATGGATATGCCAGGCCCCGGCGCGCCATTTTGCCCCCAGCTTTCGTAAATCCTTGGATATGGAAGCGCTGAATCGTCCGGTGAATCGGCCCTTTTCAAACGTGATGGTGCCTTTGCGGATCGCGGTAATCACCGCATCCTGAGCGTTGAATACTTTGTCCGGATCAAGCCCTAGGTCGGCAATAAGAGGGATATAGATTTCCCGTTTAAAAAACTCGGTCAGGAAAGCTTCAATATCATCATAGTGCTCAGGATTGTTGCGGACTGGCGATAGCTCTACTGTTTTCATCCAAAGCGCCGATGATCATTAGTTGGCTTCATGTTTCCATTTACGGATCAGCTCTAGCCGGTCCCATTTCAATTCAAGTATTTCCCGGCATTCTTCCGAACACCATGATTGATCTTTCTCAATCATGGTAAACATCTTGCGGCATTCCCTATTCTTGCACATCCGCCGGCAGCTGCCGGGCTCCTGGTACTCTATCCGAAATAGCTGATGCTTTGTGAACTTGCCCGCTGGTCGTCCGGTCGGTTTCTTTTTCATTTTCCCTTGCGAAGCTTTTTAGTTGAATCTGCCTCGGTAGGTTTATCCCGCAACATTTCTTGAACTTCTTCCCGCTGTTGCACGGGCACGGGTTGTTCCTGGGATACTTGCTTAGCGGGTTCCACAGGCAGTCTCTCGGTAGTTGGTATTGCATAGCTAACCACCCCATGCGGGGACGCTTTGACGCCGTATTGCTCTAGCTTTGCGTCTAGTGTCCGAATCGCGATATCTAGCGCATTGGCCGTTTTGGTTTTATTGCCCTGAAAGAACTTGAACGCCTTGAGAATAACCAGACGCTCCACATCTGATAGGGTTAGTCCCAAAGTCCATTCAATCATGTGTCTTTCCTCAAAAGACGACGCGCGATTAAGAGCGCCGCAATCACGTTGCAATACCCCATCAGGATACAGCCCGTGATAATCATGCGGTACTCAGTTTCGCCCATCAATCCACCATCACGAGTGCATTTTTCGCTTTCGGCGCATCCAGTTTGGATTTTGGCGACGTGCTTTTTGCCTTAGGTTCCCCAGCCGCCTCACCCTCATCGGGCGTGAATGTGTCCAGCTTATCAATAGAAGTATCAAGCTGTATCCCAAGCAGATTGTGCCGATTGCAAGCATCCTTGAACTCTTTGGTGGTCATCCCGCCCGCTTGCCAGGTAGCCATGAGCCGCGCGTGCTGAGCGTTTTTAACGTTTTCCTCTTGCTCGGCCCCCAATACCCGAAGCGGCTTAAACTCAATCGTCAAATCATCCGGGAAATAGCCAAACTTTTGCTGGCAGCGCAGCTTGATCATGTTGATCAAACCAAACTTGGCTTTAGCCCGTACCGAGCTTTCCACCATCGCGTTGTAGTTTTCGATATCGTCTTCACCACTATTAAAGCCGGCAGAGCTGATACCGAAAACCTTGGTAAGTGGCATACGCAAGTCAGAGGCAATTTGCATGCGGATACCCGCCATCGTTTCCGCTAGCCCCGCAAAGGATAATTGCTTTTGCTGCCAATCATCCTTGCTATCCATCACCACCGCGTGTTGGTAATTCTTTTGCTGGTTCGCGCACTGTACGCGCTTACGGATGGCTTGCTCACCGGTTGGGGAAAGGAGTGATGTCACTAGCCCTTCCATCTTGAAATAGTCCACCTTGAACTCATCCAATACCTCAAACGTTAGATCATTCGCTTTGAGATACTGGTTAACCGAGCGCACCAGCGCTTCTACAATCGACAATCCCCAACCACGCAGACGGGGCCGCACAAAGCTAGGGGCCTCGATGCCTTTGAGCACATGCACGCGGGACTTGTGCATTTTGTGGCCGTAGTAGTTGTAGTACTCGCTGTGGATATCCTCTAAGGCACCATCTCCGTTATCGAGGTTTTGCCTATCGCCATAGAGTTCCCACAAATCCACTGCCCGGAACGCTAGCTTATCGCCCTCTTTGATCGATTCGATCTGCAATTCCCCAGAGGGATTCTGACCAGTGATAGTCAGAACCCCCCCACCCCCAAAAAGCCGATTCCATTTTTCAGCTTGAGCATAGGTTTCCACATCGCCCTTTTGCTCAATCACGGTCTGTAGCGTCTGAACCTCATCTTCGCTGAGCTGCTTGGACTTGATTTCAACGCCACCCCGAAAGGCATCATTGACCGGCACATCCACTACAGTCTGGATGATGCCAAATTCCACGTACATCTGGGACAGTAGCTGGCGGAAGTTAGAGACGTTGTAATTGCGTAGGTTTCTGAAAAAAGTATTTACCTGGGATAGCTCTACCCCAAGGTTGGTAGGGCCGTAAGGCAAACCCATCGCATCAAAGACGCCGTTAGAAATAACGGCGTTCCGCGCAATATCCTCTTTTTGCTGGATGATGGTTTGGATCTCTACTGGCAAATCGTGGGTAACCACCCCACGGCTATTCTTAATCGCGCGGCCTTTGCGAGTTCCCTTGGTGGTTTTGCTTTTCATCGGATGTCGTCTCTGGGTTTACCGGTTTTCTTGTCTACCACTAGCCAACCACCATCAAACTCCACTACCTCAACATCTTTGGGTAACAACATCTCTTTGAGCGCTTGCAGCTCTGTTTCCAGTTCCGCAATTCGCTCTTTCAACTTACGAACGGTGCCAACATCGTGAACTTCAAAATCACCATTGTAGGCCATTTACCATTTCCAGTTGATTTTAGAGGCAACCGTATCCATATCGCCAAAAACCCGGATCACGGTTTCCGTTGCGGACAAGTCCAAATACAAATCGGTCTGCCCCGAGGAATTGGACTTAATCTGATAGATGTAATCCACGTTGATGTAAGTAGTGGTGCCGTCAGTGAGATTGAATTGCACTAGCATGGTTGGCCTTTCTTAGTAGTGGTGATGGTGGTGGTGCGGTCGTCCCAAGGGATGCATGCGCTCTATCCGGCCTTGCGCTTCCAGCGTCACCCCACGAGCAAGTACAGGATACTCATCGCCAACGAAATCGCGCCAATAAGGCAGGCCGTCGCGCACGTATTTCTTAAGGCTTTCGTAACCCTCTGCGGCGGCATGTGGATCATGAAGTAACCTACGGGCAACGCCAGCAATCTCTTTGGTGTCATCAGTAGACGCCACCCAAGCTTTCGGCACCCAGTCAATTGTATCACTAACCACGGACGGCACCCCTTCCGCGATGCCATCGGCCGTTACGTTATTGAACGTCTCAGTGTAGCTGGGCTGCATCAAAAGGTTCATTGAGCTAATCACGCGCTTAAACTCTGCCCAATTCGCCCACAAGAGTTCCTTGAGGGTGACGTTAGGCACATTCTCGGTCCAAGCTTGGGCGGCCCGCCACACCACGTTGCCATCTCCATCGTGGCGACCACGGTTCACCCAGATTTCCACTGGCGTGCGCATCATGAATCCCAATTCGATACAGGCCGCGATTGCCGATGAGAAATTCTTGTAAACACGGTGCGAGCCAAAGCAACCGATACGAATCGTGCCACCGGTCCAGCGCGGGCGATGGATCGGCTCTTGGCCATGCAGGTAATAGAGGTTGGGCAAGTACTTTACCGGCTGCCCGTACATATCCTTTAGGATATTGGCGAGCCGGATGTTGTTGCAGCTAGCAAAGAAATTGGTGGTCTGCGTTTGTAGATCAATCGCCTCGCGCAACAGCTTAATCGCAGGCGGCTCCGCTTGCAGAAAACCAACATTGCTATGACACTTCAGCGCGAATTTTACATAAGGGAATCTGCGGGACAGCTTAGCTAGCCATTCCGTGGGAATCCACTGCGCCATCACTAGCGCATGGGTGACCGGTAGCGTGGTCTTTTCTTGCGATTCGATAAACGCTAGCAAATCATCGCCACCATAAATCGGCAGCGCTTGGGCGTGAATGCCGTTAGCGGTAAGCGTCTTGGCGGTGTACTGAGCGGTAACCCCAAGCCCGATGTGACGGACATTGCATTCTTTTGAGAAATTCTTATAGCAAAGTAGTAATCGCATTAGTCTCTTTCAATTGGCTGGGGGAGTTGGGATCGAACCAACCTTTTACCGGGTTAACGGCCCGGCGCATTCACCCTGATTGCTATCCCCCAAGAAATCATTCCCCTAGAATATCTTCGATATAGGAGCCGAAGTCCCCATCATCTCGCCGGATGCCTTTACTAAATTCAGTCAGTTCATCATCAATTCCAGAATCGCTGTGCACATTGAAATCCTGATCCGCGCACGTCTCACAAGCGCAGTACGCACCATGGCCGTCACTTTGCCACTTAGATCTCTTTTTCATTCTTTATTCTCCACGAAGGCCCGAACGAGCTGGCGATAGATAAGATATTTCAAGCGCAAGCGTAAACCAAGTTGAGAATAGGGTACTAAATAGGGATGCGTTTTCTTTTCGCGATTGAGAGATCCAATAGTCCAACCATTGGCGGTGAGGTAGTTTCTCGCCGCGTCATGTACCTGTTCCTCAGTAGCTCCCTCACTAAACATCACCACCATCTGGCAGTAGCGAAGCTTGGTATCCTCGGGCGCATATGGCCAATCGACTGGGACCGGATCATTATTGGTGCGGTTCCACTCACGGTTGAGTGAGTAACACATGGCAGCAATGGTATTGATGTTGAAATAAGTCATTTAAAGAAATCCAAGATACCCAAGTCCTGGGCTAAGAAATTGAAAGCTGAGGCGGCAGCGTCTACCTGATCATCATGCCCCTCGCCATCCTCACCAGTGAAATTCTCTAGTTCAGAGAGAAAGGCTTCATTCCAATCGCCGCGCAGCAATTTTACATTACCGGCCTCGCATTGGGCAGAGAGGGGCTTTGCGCGGTTAGCCTTGTCACCAGTGGGTTTGGTGACGCGCACATCCCAGCCGGCGAGTAATCGCACATAGTTTTCAGCGTCCGCTACACCAGAGGAACCCGGATCTTGATCGATGGCTACTGGCACCTCATACCCATCCTGGGTAGCGGTATTCTTGATAAAGTTTTCTACTTTGAGTGGCGTATCACGCGTGCGCCTCACCTCAGCGATAATGAATAGGCCGGTCACATGGCGGTACATCTTAACGCCAGCGGTCCAGTCCGGATCTTTATTCGTTTCACTGGGTTTAGTGGCAGCGCGGTCCCAGCCTCTCACCACCCTAATACAGTTGGCGGGTAGAGCGTCGATAATCTCAAACCACTCACGCTGGAAATAGAGGCCAGCGGTGGGGCGCACATTCCAGTTACCACCAAGGAGCCGCAACCTATCAACGCGGGCCAGCGCCATTAGGTTAGCAAGGTAGGACGGATCTTTCTCCATCAAGATCCGGTTGTCGTAGATACTCGCCGCTACGAAGGTAAAAGACTTTGGCTGAGCCTCTTCCCCATATTGGGCAACCAGCTCATCTCGGGTATTACCCCAAATCAGCGCATCTTCTCTACGCACAAACCAGCGGATAATCCCGCTACGCTCTTTGATTGGGTAACCATCCGGGCCGATATACCAATCGACTAGCTTACGTACCCAGGAATCTGAATCCGGGTTGCAAGTGGCTCGCACATAGCCAGGAACCCCAGAGGTGGAGCGGTTACGTGACAGCATGTACCAAAACTGGGTTTCGGTGAAATGGGTTAGCTCATCAAATCCAATCAGGGGGATCTGGGAGCCCTGCCAATCGTAAATCGTGTGCTCATGTTGCAAGTGAGCAAACTTGACTGCCATGTTAGACGGGAAAATCCACTCTAGGGTGGGCTCCCTGGAATGGCCCTTGAGAGGGCGATAGATTTGTTGGGATTCATCCCACATGCCGCCAGGGTTACGCACTTGGGTAGTGGTGCGGCGAAATATCACCGCGTTAAATTTCCCATTCTCGTAATGGCGAACCGGCTCAATCAAAAGGGCAAAGGACTTACCCGAGCCAGCACTACCACCATAGATAGCAATATCAGCATGAGTAGAAAGAAAGTCCGTTTGCGGCCCCGGTTGCGGCGCGAAACGAATGGGTTCACTACTTGAGCCCTCAGCCATGTTTTACTTTTTCGCAGCGCGACCGTTATCGGGAAGGGTGACAATTACCTGAGGCGCGGCAGCCTGAGGCAACGGCTCACCATTGGGGCCAGAATGCTCAACGCGCGAGGTATCTTTGAACCCCATTTTGCACTTGAGCCAAAAAATAGTCATAGCGGTGTCTTTGCCGCTCGTTGCCATCTTGTAAGCGGTTTCACCGACTTTAGCTAAAGCCTCGGCTCTGCCTTTTTGTATAGCATGATGCAGCGCTTTATCCTTTTTGATTGCGACTTCTAACGTGGGCTCACTCACACCAAAGAACCCTGCAATCTGTTGTTGATTGAGGCCATAGGCAGCCAGCGCGCGAATCTGCCTAATCTGAGCCTCATCCGGTTTCCAGCGTTTGCTAGCCATAATGTGTGATTTAGTTTGGCGCCTTGGCGAGAGATGATTTTCGTTCGGCTGTCACCCGCCAACACGCAGCCGTTAGGTTGAGCCAAGTACTCAGCATCAAGGCTCA